CAGGCCGAATTTTTTCTGCGGCACTTCACGGCATTTGCTTAGGACCGGACTCCACTTGCCCACGAGTCGGTTTTTCTTACCTTCGTGGATGATCGCTGCTTTGTGGAGATCTGTTTCTTCGGTGATTGGGCGGCGACCTTGGCCGCGTCCCTCGGTAATGTGTCTGCGACGCTTTTGGCGCGTAGGAAGCATGAGTATGCCCTCCGGTTAAGTTACTAGATATTGTCGAAATTTTCGATCCGTATTAGACCAGATCCTCTGACATCTGATCGGCGATACCGTCAACGGTATACGTGTCACCGTTGCCACCACCGGTTGTTTGCGGCTCTGTCCGCCTTGCCGGTGGTTTAGGATCTTGGTTCTCGAGGATTGTTGCCCGTGTCGAGACCGGCTTTCCGCCTCGGCGTCTCTCGTCAATTCGTCGCTTACCCTTCTTCTTGGGGCGTTGGCGACTTTCGCTGAGATTACCAGACTTCAACCGTGCCATTTCGGTGGTCAATCGACGATTGTCCTTGAGGACTTTTTCGGCGATTGCGGTTTGACGGTTGGCTGTCTCGACGGCTTTCTTCCGTTCCTCGTTCGCCAAATGGATCTGCTTTTTCGCTTTTTCGACAATGGCTGTAGATTGTCCGTTGGTCCCGCCATCGGTTGTTAAGCCGGATAGCATTTCTGTAATGCTTCGCAGCTTGGCGAGGGCTTCGGACTCACTAAGGGCCGACTGCTTGACGAGCTGAGCCTCAATGGCTGCTCCCTTAGCTTCGCAGAAGATTTGGAGGCGACGAGCGAGCTCACGTTTGTGAGTCTCGGTTTCCTCTAAGCAGACCTTCTTGGCCTGCTCAACTTTGGCTGAGAATTCCTTCTCATATTGCTCACGAAGAGTACCTTTGTACTTCTCTAGGCTCTCACAGATTTGGGCAGCGAGCTCTTCAGAAACACCTGCTTTTTGAAGTAAGGCCTTGATTTTGTCCATCGTATTACTCCTCACGAGTTCCCGTTATTCGCAATTATATTTGAATGGAAATCCTAGTTATTACTGAAATAGTTACAGACCAAAGAAAGCATCAATTTCCTTGACCAGCATCTTCTGATACACCTCAGGACTGAATCTACTACGACTTCTGCGAACAGGACTAAGTCGCTTATTCAGACTTTCAGTAATATTCAAAATTGCCCCACCCACTGAGGGTTCGGCAACCGCATCCCACGTAACAAAAGCATAACCAGGCATTACACGATAGGTCTCATGACCACCCTGTTCCTGGACCTCCATGTCCCCGACACCACGCGAAGAAATTCCTACCCGGACCTTATGCTCAAATAATCCACGAAGCATCGCCCCACAAGGTAACAAATGGAGTACCTCAGCCTCACCATAGACCTTCTTACCCTCCATCCAGACCTTAGTGATCAAATGGCTAGCACGATCAAGATGGATCTTAGCATCAGCAGGGTGATCATATTCACCCATTACCGCACGTGCAGTAATATCCTCCTGAATCTGATTTACCGCTGGAGCCAAAACATCCCTAGTCGGATAGAATCGACCGTTAGCATTCTCCTTATCACCCAATTGGAACAGACCAGTTACTCTCGTAAGTGGTTGCTGTTGACCATTAATATCCTCAACAACAGTCTTCTGGTCAAGGACTTCAAACGGGTGAGTGTCCTGAATAAGCTGATAACCGGTGGGTACTATACCAGTTTCAGCTATCAAGCCACGGTTAAAGAGCGGTCTTGTAGCGCTTCTTGTGGGAAGAACCATTATTTGTCACTCTGTGATTTCGCGGTTGGTGGTTTCGTTCCGCTACCGTCGTCAACCTTCAGATCCGGACCGATAGAATCGAGTTTATCATCGGTCTTACCGGTCATCTTGTGGGCTGGCATGTCACGCTTATTATCCTTGACATGCTTGGTATACTTCGAACTCTGAGGGCTGGTAACATCCTTATCCTCGAACTGCTCCTCCTCCGGAGCAGGAGCAGCCGGTTGTGCAGGCTGGGCGGGAGCGGCAGCCGGTTGTGGAGCAGCATTAGGATCGACCGGGGCAGCCGCAGGCTCAGCACCCATCTCAGCACCAGCCTCACCACCCAATTCACCAGCACCCTCAAAGTCCGGCATCTCCTCACCAGGCAGGCCCGCTTCCTCGGCTCCCGGTTCCTCAACTTCCATCGAATCTACCGGAGCCATCTCCTCTTCGCCGCCTTCCAGGCCTTCCTCACCTTCCAAGCCTTCCATGCCTTCCATGCCTTCCATGCCTTCGTCGCCAACCTCGCCCACACCAACGTCGTCAGTTACCTCCACCTGAATTTGCCCATCAGGAGTAGTAGTAATCTTGGCCATAGCCTCTTTCAAGGCCCTATCTTCGGCATCTGAAACTGGTCTAAGCTGCTCAATTGATTCCGATAACCAAGCAGCAAACCGGTCCGGATTACCATCTTTAGTTAACCCTGCAGCAGCAAAAGCATCATGATATAGCTGCTCAGGAACTGGAATTTCTAGAGCACCATCTTCGCTAAGGATAACCGGTTTCAGTTCCTCGTTGATCCCTCCATGGTCGAAAATAAATCCAACACCATTAATGGAACCGGCAACCGCATCATCTTGAGCCTCACCCCACTTCAGAGCTGATTCATTCTTAAGCTCTCGAGGCTTATAAGCAGTCTTCTTGAAGCCTCTGCCACGGATTCTCGGACCCTTGAATTGGTCTTCGACGAAATCATCTTCGTCCTCGTCGTCTCCTCCGTCATCTCCTCCTTCGTCATCATCAGAACCAAACGGAGGAGCAGCACCTGGGAATGGTTTATCGCTCTCTTCGATATATGACTCGACAACTTGTTCAAGAGCCCTACCGATCTTTCCATTAGGAATTCTTAGGCCAATAGCCTTAATGCCAGCTCTGGCCATACTCTCGAGACTTTCCTCGAGCTTCTTACCTTCAAGACCGTGCTCTTCAGCAAGCTTATTCATTATAGCGACAATTCGCCTCATATCCTTATCATCAGTAATCACGGGCGAACCATACTCACTCAAGGCCATATTTTCGGCAAGTCTGACTCCAGCATTCAAAGCGTAAGGATCGAGGCTCTCGTCGAGATCCTCATCGTCATCGAAGTCCGGCATATCATCGTCGCCTTCAGGCTTCATTTCAGCGTGGATCGGCCGCGATTCCCTAAGGGCTTTTCTTCGCCTCTTGCCTTCACCGAGTCCACCGCCGCCAAGAAGATCGGCCAGCTCACCACCTGCCTCTTCGCCGCCCAGGCCACCAAGTTCTTCCTCTTCGCCACCTAGACCGCCAAGTTCCTCTTCCTCACCGCCTAGACCGCCAAGCTCTTCCTCAGCACCAAGCTCCTCCCCACCAAGGGCTTCTTCCTCTGCACCACCACTACTTCCACCAACTTGGACTAATGGTGCATTAATATTGATGACTGGTGCACCACTTTCACCGCCACCAGCATCAACTGCTCCTAATTCACCGAGTTGTTCAGCCAGGCTCTTTTCGGGCTGACCTGGGATTTGGTCGAAGTTGGCGAGTGTCTCGTTGGCCGCCAATTCCTCTTGAATGGTAGCAATCAAGTCCTCGGCTTCGTAGATGGCCGCATCGTCAAATTTCGGATCTTTCAATCTGACAATGAGATTGTCCAGCTTACTGGCCAATTCATGGGATTCCTTGATTCGCGGAGTCTTCGTCCGTAGAACTTCCAGGGTAGTTGCTAAGGCCTCGGCAGCCACCTCACGATTAGAGATAGCTTCGAAGATAAGCTCTAGGAATTTGTTGTAGGCCGCTTCGAAGTTCTTGGATTCACTCAGGATTTGGACATTCTCTGCCAGTACTGGGTGTTCGGCCTTTTTCGCGATGTTTCGCCATTCCGCAACTATTTTATTCTTATTCACACGCATGTTCGTGCGATGGAATAGTGTAGCGGTGTCATTGCATAATGCCTGATTGAATATGGCGTGTGTCGCCATGGCATTCTCGACCAACGTCTGGGCTTGGGCTCGCGTCAGAAGGGTAAATTCCTCCATTTCATCTAAGAACGGAGATATGAACTTGACCGCTTCTTCGATATTCCCTTCCGAGATCATACCAGCGATAGCATGGATTCGATTCTGGAAGCCTTCAGACATATATGCACTAGTCGCGGCTTCTCGCATTCTCTTCGCGACCAATTTTCTAGCAGCCCATTTGGTTACCGGGAGTTTGACAGGACTACCATCGTTGAACGTAGCTGACGTCACCTGTCCGTTTTCAACAATAACCTGGTCTTGGAGACCTTCAACAATTGCCGCTATTAGCCGTGGTCGCACCGATTCATCCAGAATATTCTGTGTCTGGACTTTGATATGGCGTCGTACGCCGTCTCGGCATTGGACCATGCCAGAAAATGGTACTGAACGACCTGAGAAGCGATGCTTCTTCATGGTATTAAACATGGCAGCCATGCCTCGTTGGTCGTTCTCTTCGATGGCGTTGACAAGCTTCATACAAGTATCCTCGAATACTTGCTGCTTCTCCTTCTCGAAGATATCCACCGGCCGGATGTTAGAGATGGTAACCTTGCTATCACCACTGTACTCGGCCAGGTAATACTGATTGGTATCAACATCCTCGAAGAAGAGGTCCGCATCACGTAGAGCTACTAGCTGCCAATTCTTGCCAGCCTTCCGCCCCATTTTCTTGATACGGCTCTCGAAGGACGTTACCTTTGCCTGAGCAGAAGTGTTCAAGGCTCCCAGAAACTTTCGGCTGTCCATTTTTACCACCGGATCAGCCACAGCAGTCTGATTTTGAGCCATCGAAGATACTCCTAAGCACGTTATGGGTTATTGTGATATCTAGCTACTAGTAATTTTGATTAAACCATTTTATCCCAATAATCACCGACAGCTTTAGCGAATTCTTTTCTGGTCTCAAATTGCTCTCTAGCGGCATTAATATTAAACCATAAATCTTCAGCTCTATATTCTGCTTGTGATCTATTAGTAATATGCATACCAGGCCTCTGTAGAATCATCATAGCATCATGTACTGAAGACGGAGGCGATTCACCATAATGTGTTTGCATATGGAACTCTAGTGTCTCTGGATCTACATGTTCTTCTTCGTCCTTTGTTTCCACTTCTGTACTATCTGGCCAAAATGCCTCTTCATACCCATCGTTGTAGCTGATAATATACCATACTTTATCTCCAGCCCCTACAATAGGTCTTTTTATTTCCGATCTAGGCATCTCCCTGACAGCTGCGACATCCTCATAAGATCTAGATGCCAATATTTTATGTTGAACTATAGTAGGTAATTCCAAAAAAGTAATAGATTGCCCTCCAGGACCGCGCAATTCAGCATCCTGCATAGCTTTAGAAAATCTTTCATCTGGGTCAAGGTCACGACTATATATTTCGTTTATTCTCATAATTCACTGACCTCTACAAGGTCTTCTTCAGTAATCTCTTCATTCTCATCCGTAATAGTTGGATTAGTCTGCATTAGTATCTGCCTAACCTCATTTATCACTTCCTCCCTCACATCAGAATCGACTGACCATTCGATCAGCAATTCCTCATCATTATTTGGATCATGAATTGTAGCGGGATCACCATTGCTCTCTGAAATATCAGGAGGACCAGTGGCACTAAGTCCATCTAGTTCATTAGAATTAAGCATATAATCATATCCGCTCAATTCCTCCCTATCCTCCCTCACTAATGGCTTACCAAGTCTCTGAGCCCACCTTTCAACAATAGTCCTGACTTCCCGCTCGCGGCCCTGCTTCTTCATCTCAAGCAATAAATTTCTTTCTGCCTTATAATCATATCCATCAATCATCTCGATGGGATTCTCCTCCTCTTCCTCTCCCCCTTCTTCACCTCCCATCTCTTCACCGCCCAAATCAAGACCTTCTTCTTCGCCACCTTCCTCCATTCCCAGATCAGGACCTGGCATCCCACCTCCAGGGCCACCTTCATTAGCCTCCGTTTCCATATCCTTCAATTCTTCTATCTCATCAGGTGACAAATCAGTGAAATGAGTAACTATCCACTCCTTCGGGAACCACCCCAAATCCTTAAGATCGGCCATCACACCAACCCTAGTCTGCCACGTCTCAATCCGATATAATTCCTCCATAGCAGATGTGGCAGTAAGAGCAATCTCAAATCCTCGCAAGTCCTCGACAGAGTAACCACGCAATGCCAAATGGACTAAGCCAATCTTTGTAAGTCCCGTAGAAACCTCTCGTTGTACCCATTGAACCGCTTTGGCAAATTCAGAATGTGACTGAGATAATGATTTCTCACTAGCTTCCCCAGCACCCTCACCAATTCCTACTCTGGCATAAGGAATCTTGGTGGGAGCTATCATCTTTTTCTTGAAGTACTCGATATCAGCAATTTGGTCGAGGTTTTCCGCACCTGGTAAGGTCTCGATATCTGGACCACTACCATCAGCTCGTCTCGGTAGCAAGAAGTCATCTTCTTGGATTAGCGGAGAATATCTCTCATCGAACGTCCCAGTAGTAGGATTATAGAAGCGCTGCCTCTTATAATTCCTAGCAATCATCTGCATATATTCTGGAACTTCTTTTGGCGGGATCAAACCGACTGGGATAATAAACTTACGTTTTTCAGGTGCTCTAGTGATTCTGTAGATGAGTGCTGCATCTTCCATCAACCGCAATTGTTTGAAGGCTTTACGTCCACCATCAAGGATAGATCTACCATATGGGTGATAAATATTCTCAAAACTGGTCAAACGGAGATGCATAACTTGCCATGGATGCATAAATTGTGGTTGTGGGTATAATGCATCCTGGAAGAAGAATCCCACAAGATCACCAAATCGTGTTTCAATTCTGGTGAAGTTGTAGACGTTCATGAACCGCAAAGACGATATACCATCTCTTTCCGTAGTAGGAACAATTTCAAATGGCAGATCACCATATTTGCATAGATAACGTATAGATGGGCGGCAATACGTATCCCAAAGCAATGTATCAAAGAATAAGTATTCTAATTCTTTTTTCAACCGCTTGTTGCGAGCCCTAATGATTATTGTGTGTTTTCTCTCAGGGTCTACAAGACTCCCCTCATCAGCATAGAGGTCTAGGGCGAGACTTATCTCACCCATCTGATCCATTTGTTCGTAATCTTTATATCTCTCCAGTCTATTAATCTGCAAATTCGTCTGGTCTAGAATCGCTGATTGCGCATTAAAGTCCAGGAATTCCCCGCCAACTACGAGTCGATCAAGACTAGATTGGTCTTGTAAGACTCTTTCCGCTTGGAATATGCTGTGTTGGCGTGCTAGTGCACGAACTCTATCGAAGACTAACCAATTAGTAGGCATAGGTAGAGACCTCACAATATATACAGCAAGAGTGCTATTTTAATATTTGAAGAGTCACTACTAATAGCTTACGAATTCTAAGTGTTAAGAAGCAAATATCCGAAAGTAAATATAACCAAATGCTAGGAAATGGAAAGGCCCTAATTTCCCACACAAGATAGTTATAGGTGTATTCCGGAAAATTCTAGCGTATTATGGATGCAGCGATTTGTTTCCTTCCTTTAGCTTGGAGAGACGTCATGAGTGTTGCGGTTCCTTCAGATGGGTCGGTTCAGAAAATGTTCGAAGCTTTCTTGACTGATTTCGACACCTTGTCGGACGCCAAAATCAAGAAAGCAATAACTTGGTTCTCAGAAGCCAAAGAGAATGGTAGAGAACGTTTAGACGACGTTAATCTTCCATTACTCGTTAAGGTCGGAGCCAAGTTCTACGAAAGGTACGGTGACAAGGCTAAAGACACACCACCTGCAGTAATCAAGAAGTACATGTATATTAAATTACTGCAAGGTAAGACCTCTTGGGAGAAGAAATGCCAATCTCCTCCTAGCACAGATCCGAAGCCTTGGGACTAACCAACCTCTGGATCAAGGCCCCTGACCCCGACCAGGGGTTCATTGGGCGGCCCAGACCTATCTGGGCCGCCCTTACTGTATTGGACCAACATGGATATCAACAAACTAATAACAGACAGAATAAACGGATTTCCAATTCAAATAGATTTTAGTTGTAGCCCCGCACTTACAACAATTGCTAAAAGAGCACATGAAGAAATAAGTAAACGAGCAAAAGTCGATAGAACAGATCTGAGATGGAGAAAGTACAGCAAAAAATACAGTCTTGAAGGGATTTCTGCTGAGATCGGGCTTATATTATTAACTGCTACCGATTATCATAGGATGTTACGATATTGGTGGGCAGGCACCAAATCAGGTCGGAATTGCGGAAAGGATATACTAGCATACTATTATGCAATAAATGGATTTCCAGGTCCCGACAAGGATATAGAAGTAAAATCAACAGCACATGCATTTAACAAAAGGACTGGTATTGTATATGTACGAGCACCATATGGTACATTAGATTATGGTGATCCGTGTCCACCATGGGAATTCTGGGAAGAACACTTACCAGATTCATATTATTGTTCCCTAGAGCAACTAAAAGCAAGTAATCCATACGCTTTCAAATTTCATGGTTGGGCAACAAAAGAAATGTTCCGTAATAATTATTATGGAACGCATCCATATAATAACACTGCCCTAAGAAATACACTCGATCCTTTCATACCAATGTATAATTCACGGCAAGGTTTACCAATAACAGGATTACATCATTCTCAACTAAATAGTCCTGAATCCTTCTTCGCTATGATTAGATCTCAAACATAATATATGAAAGTCACAGAAAGAATAGATCGCGTCCTAAAAGAACGAGAAGATCATGGATTACGAAATCTCGGCACTGGCTTCCGTGGAGGCGTAGCTACTACCACAGATAAGTATGAGAAAGCACTAGCTCAACAAGCTGGCAAAGATGAGAGCGTCAAAAAGCTCGTCAAGGAAGTTCAATCATCGCTAGAAAGATGTTCTGAATTAGCCGCAAAAGACCCTGAAATTCTAAAGGCATTCCTAAAACTAGTGAAGGCTACAGTCAACTCTGATGTGCTAAAAATTGCCGCTCATTACGTAGAAAATACAAAAAAGGAAGATTAATCTTTTAACTTCTCATATATCTCAGCAAATTCCTCAACGCTTGCTATACCTTTCTTCGATCCGATCTTGTATACCACTTGACCATCTTGGTAGATCCACTTAGCATTAGGAGATTTATATATTTTTGGGAATGGTAAATCAGGTTCCTCAGCTTCCTCATCATACTTACTGGTCATATTTTCTAAATAAAATTTCCAAAACTTTAAAGCAGCTTCTTTATCAACTAAATCAGCAAAATATCGATCATATATTTTAGCAAATTGTGCGGGATTTGCTGCCCCTGATTTAGATTTATCATCTACACGAACAACAAACGTAATCTCACCATCAACTCCTAAAAACCACTTCCCCCTCTCAGTAACACCCATTGGTGGGAAAGGAAGCTTTTTAAGATCCGTCATAGGACGGAGATCTTCGTTTATACAATGCAATTTCATACATTATTTTTGTTTATCTTCGCTTCTAGTATAGTAAAACTTCTTAGGAGATATAACAGGACCTCCTTGCCCAATCGGAATAGCCCCCAATTGCAAAGTAAAATCATCTAATTGGGCTTGAGCAGACATCTCAGGAAGCTCATCAGGAGACAAAGTCATCGGCATAAGAAGCATAGCCCCACCCTTATCAAGAAAACGCTGTTGAGCCGCCAAAACCTCATCATCAGACATTATATTAGGACCAACAGGCTGCTTAAAATCATTCTTACCACCATACGGGATAAGTCCTGCCTCATCACTCAACAAAGCATCATTAGTCCCAAGCAGTCCTAAACCAGTAGCAATCACAAGGTCATCGTAGTTCCCAGCACCTTCCTCAGCCTCAGTCTTATTGGTATCTCTACCAGCTTTATCGCGCTTCCTAACATAAGTCTGTATCTGCTTCAGCAACCTCTTACTGTATATGGTGTATCCTTCTTCCTCCTTATCCCTAATAAAGTCTATTAGGAATTTATTGAGCGTTGGTTTACTCGCTGGAGATGTAGCAAAACCATACGGTGATACCTTTAGAGCTCTCTGATTAGAGCTCGACCCTGGAGCTCTAGGATTATCGTTAATATCCTTCTTTCGCCAGATTCTAGGATACATTACATCATATCGCATAGAATCGACTACTGTATCCCCGCCATTATTTCGCTCAATAACTGCCAGAGCACAATTGTACCATCTACCTATACGATCAATATATTTTATGAGTTCTCGAGGCAAACATCGAGCCATGAATTCAGCAACTTGCTCCATCGTATCAACATCAAAGACCTCAATAGCACTATAATCACGTCCTTTACCCGTTGCTATATCAATCCCCATCACATAAGCATGTGCTCGTGTTCCTTGATCTATTATTACACCAGCTCTCTTCTTATCTGGTGTGGCAGACACCGGTTGCTTCCATACCCACAAACCTTCCTCCGGCTCCATAAAGTCGAAATCCATTTCTTCGGCTTCGCCAGATACAGGATGGACATAAGTCTGATACCCACGTACCTTCTGAGCAGGATCTCGAACCGTCGTCTGCACATGTGCAATAACACTCTCAGAGAGAACTGTGTTACCAGACCCGATAAAGCTAGCTAGAATTTCCTGCTTGAACTTCCAGGCCTCACCTTGTTCTTGAAGCGCTTTCCATTGTTCCTCTAACCATGGTGACCAATATGGGCCGTACTTGGCAAGGTCTTCTTTACTTGTGCACCTTCTGATCCCATCACGCGGTGCAATCCTCTTGCGTTGCTTTGATAGCGGATCGGTGAATTCAATAACCCAATCCATGTCCCACCAGTTAATGATAAGTGGGTTGAATTGGTTCAATCCTGCCTCGGCATCGGTACAGGTCGACCAATACCAATTACCAACACCATTCGTGGTGGAAATGACTATAACATTACCACCATGTTGCAACGTAGGCCAACCACCAGCCCACATCACATCCATACCCTGAATAAATGCGGATTCATCGATAATATTCAATGATGATGCATGGGATCGTAGGACATCAGGGTGAGATGTTAAGGACTGGATCCGAGATCCATTGGGAAATACTATCTCATGCTCATTCTGTTTGACAGGTTCCCAAATTTCTCGCATCCATAATGGTAAATGCTCAAAAAGGAATACCACGTGATCCCGTAGAAAAGACATAGCATCTTCATTTCTACGGGAGACGATTAGGATTGTTTTGTGGCTATGCATCATCGCGAACCATGTCGCGAATGCACCAGCAATTTTTGATACGCCTGACTGACGGCATTTTCGGAAGATATTAAGCCTATTAAGACGGAAGGCTTTGATAGCATCCTTTTGATAGCTAAAAGGATTGAACGGCAGAACGCCAGCAGAAGGGTGCTTCAATTTACCGAAATTGCGTAGGAACCAAGTTACAGACGACTGGCACCTCTTAATAACTTGTGCTTGTTGTGCTGTTACTTTCGGCATTACATGTCTTTACTGCAAATTAACTTATTATGTTGTTTGTCGACTATATCAAATCCCATCTTTCCATGTGCTCTTACAGATGCTTTATTATTCATATTAATAAATGCCCATAACTTATCAAACCCATGTTTTCTAGCTAATAGCTGATAAAATTCATCCATCAACCCTTTACCTCTAAATTCCGGATCTATTGCTACTTCCGTGAATGGCTTCCCATCATGTACAAAAAATCCAACAACTCCAAGTGGTATACCGTCTTTAACAACAGTATACATATTAGCACCCTCTCTATCTAATATCATTATATCGGCATGATCTCCAGCAATATCCTTATAACCTATACGGAGCTTACGGTGTATAGCTTCCGCTAGGACTCGATCAAGTGTAGATTCAAACCAATTCATTAGTATTCGTCTTCGGGTTCCATTGGCTGATCTAATACATCATTGAGATCAGTTTGGCCACCCTGGACGTTTTGGTTAAGTATATTAATACCAGCTTTGGTAGCTGCTATCATTCTGGCGTTGGCTTCCATAATCTTAACAGCAGTCGAATTTATATTAGCTTTTACTTCAACTGCCTTCACCAGACCATCTACCCACATCCTTTGTGGTTGAGTATTAGCATTAGTAGCATTATCTATTTGTCCACGTAATAAATCTATGACATCCTGCGTTTCTTGCCTATCAGATCTACATGCCTTCAAGACTTCGTCAGTTACAGCCTCCAAATTCTCATGGTATTTTGATAGATCAACAACAGGTCTAGCCTCATCACTTGCTATCTCGAAGCTTTCTTCCTGATTAATACCACTAAGATCACGTACATCAACAGGACGTAAGGCCTCTTCTGCCGGAAGCAAGTCCTCAGGATCTTCGAGATCTGAATAATCTTCTTCTATTGGTAGTCCAAGAGTCTCGTCATCAGACTCCTCGATCCCCAATTGATCCATTACTTGTTCTTCTTCTGTTTCATCATCTAATTGGTTCAGAAGATCACCAATCTCTTGGTCTAATTTATCTGCCATCATGAACCCTTAATTCGTGACATAAGCTATTGAGCCAATCTCTATCTATATTAGGTACGCTCATCAACCTTTTAGCAGCAACTAGGAGCATTGGCTTATCATTTACTTGTTCTAATATATGTGCAGCAACTTCCTTACCAATATTATTAGCTATAAATTCGGCAGCCTCGGAGAACCTACTATTCTTCAAACTCTTAGACATAGTCCTTTCTTGTGTTCTAGAGCTATCACGATGTGCCCGTCTGGCCCCACCTTTATCCTGTTGATGACCTGGCTTTCTCTTTGGTTTGATTCTATCACCAAAGCTCGGCAGGCCAGTCTCAGTATGTCCATCGTCATCCTGCCGAATCCCACCCTTCTTAGGCCTCATATGCCTACGCACTCTATTCCTTATAGCTTCTGGAGATTCTATGAGTGCTTGAAAGTCACCTATTGTAGCAGTACCTTCATCAATTTTCTTTATCACGTCCTCCGCCATTCTATCAAGCTCGGATCCCATATCAGGAGGTAAGAATTGTGCTAATCTAGCAACAATCTCTTTTGCATCTTTTAGACCTTCCAAGGCATATTCATTCTCGCCTTTTTCTATAGATACTTCGATATCATCTATATGATGACTCAACGATAAAAGCTCATTCTGAAGTTGGTCATGACTAAGCTCTGGTTCTTCATCACGTGTATAGAGTTCATCCTGTAGTTGATCAGATATGTCAGGTTCTAAGAGACTATCTATTTCCCGATCTCGTGTGTATTGTTCTAAGGCATCATCATGTCCATGTAAATGATGCCCAGGAGGATATGCACTTTCTGTCATCTTTATTTCCTTACGGTAAAAATTCTGCTCCACCATGGTCATACTTGAGGTCTTCGACGTCCATCTTCATCATCGGCAGTCTCTCACCACCGTAGCCCTCATTAACACACAAGTAAGCAAGTTCAGTACAGTATCTCGCAATCCTAACCATGTCCTCATAATTAATTTTATCCGCCGTATCCCTGCTCGTATGATAATCATTGTGACTACCAGTAAACAACCATACTGCAGGAACACCAGCAGACCTAAATCTGGCATGATCTGATGCGCTACCACTAGTACGAGTAAGGTCATCAGCAAATGGATACGTAGGACTCAATCTATCAATATAATCATCCCAATCAGCACCAAGTTCTGCCCATTGTATCTCGTGTTCACCGAGTTTCTGAGAATAGACGTGACCAAATCGATATCTCCCAACCATATCACAATTGATCATAGCAATATGGTCATCAATATCTGGATTTCCCTTCGGGAAAGTCGGATTATTGACGTAATATCCAGCACCTATCAAGCCACTCTCTTCGGCCGTATACAATTGAAAAACAATAGTTCTTGGACCCGGCTTCATCAATGAAAAAGCATACGCAGCACACATCACGACCACAGAACCAGATGCATTATCATCAGCACCCAATCGACCATTACCCAAATGATCCAAGTGGCCACCTACAACTACAACATCATTTTTCAACGCCGGATCAGTACCCTCGATATATGCAAAGAGATTCTCATCACGATAACTACCACTCCAGGTAACTTTCTGCCGCTCCGTCTCCAACCCCCATTCCTTATACAAATCCTCAATATACTTCACAGCTTTCTGATAACCAGGTCTGTTTGGCCTACGTCCATCAAGTTCTGATGATGCTAGATAATAGAGCCATTCCTTCTGATCCTCTTGTGTGATTTTCTTAACAGCTTCTTCAACGGGCAAATAAGGTGGAGGCTCTTCTGCATTACCAAAGTTCAAAGGCTCGGCGACACCCTGTTTACCAGCTTTATTCTGGCCAGCTTGAATAGTAACAGTAGTACTACCATCATATGTGTTAATCCAGCCATCCTGTAGCACCTCAGATACTGCATATGATCCAGCAGATAAATCGGCAAATACATAATGACCTTGATTATTAGTGACTGTTGTCTTATCATTCAGTTTAATAGTCCAACCGGCAAGTCCTGGCTCATTAGAATCCCAAGTACCGTCATTATCAGTATCATGCCATTTGAAACCTGATATTGAAGACGGAGGCGGCGGCGGAGGTGGCACGAACTTGCCTTTGTAATGAGCAATATCTGTACCTTCAACTCCTTTACCGGTCACATCCATAACTAGCCGGTGCTCACCAAGTTTGGCCTTCTCTTTGCCCTCGAAAGTCCATGTTTCATCTGTTTCGAGGACATAGTTTTTATTAGTATCACCACTTTTTAGTGCTAGTTGGATTGGTGCCATACCGGGATCTAATTCCACAGTGTGATTGATACTAGACACGGCTACAGAACCGGTATTATCAACTATGCCAGTAATAGTATACTCTGTGTCCTTGTTAATCTCCGGCCCAGGTGGTGTATCTGCAGTATCTCCATTAATCTGCAGATCAACAGAAATAGCAGGCTGACAACCAGCCAACAATAGCACTAAAAGTAGCAATTTTCTCATCAGATCACAGTCCCTTTTTCGAACTTGAAAGTACCAGGCTGACCAGGTACTGGAACAAGAATATGGTCGTATCTCGACCCATCACTATCGATGTGATATGGCCTTCCTCTGATCACAATTCTCTCGTCAGCAACCTCACCCTTAATCGTACCGTTAAGAGGAGCACAATTAGCGGCTGAAACAAACTTGTAGGAACCAGGATTTGTCGGATCAGATGCAACAACATGATCACACCTTGTACCGTCACTATCGATATGATAGACAGTACCAGATAATACAATCTGCAAACCTGAACCAATCGACCCATATATATAGCCATTAACTGGCCGATACGGAGGCGGAGGCGGAGGAATAATCTCACCAGGAACACCTTGGAATTTCGGGAAATAGGCGTAATCATATGAATCTAGGTATCGATTGTAAGTCGATACTGTTGTCATCCATGCTCCCTGATTCTTAGGACCCCAACCCCAATTACCCTTCACGGCGTGCATCAGATCGAACATTTCGTTCGGACTTCGAATGGCTTTAACGTCAGCCCAGGTGATGACTGTACCATCACTGAGACTACCGAATGGCCAATTAGAGTCGCTAATCTCACCGCTCCAACCACCACCCCACGTCTGCCCATGAAGCATAGCATGATTAGATTTTGAGATACTGTTGACGCCCTTGCTCTTAAACCATGAGATGCACTCGTCAGACCAGTCCTGGCCGTAGCATGTTTGAGCATGCCCACCGATACCTCTTGTCGTATCAAGTCCTCCGGAGCCAGCCGTCGTATTAGACCCATGGTGAAGGGAAGCACCACGACGAGCAAGACCCTTATACATCTCGTCGCTTGTCCCGGTAACTTCAACAATAGCACCGTCATCATATCTGAAATTGGAGTGTACCCAGTTCTCGATAGCATCTGGCGGGCCACCACGACACCATACAGATGAAGGATATCGCTCACATTGGGATTCTGTATGGAATTCCAAGTCCTGGTAACTCGGTGTGGTCAACTTCGTGCCTAGTGCTCGACCATCAAAAATTGTGGCCGGGCACCAACCATGTTCCCTGGCGACAGAGGCATGAGCACTCATATACCAACCAGAACCACAACTACCACGATATGAGTAGGCCCACAATGAAGCCAGAGTGAACATCTGGTATTCATTCGTTGGATCTCGTGATTGGACACCAAGCAGATTCATCATCATCTCGGCACCCGATGCTCCTACACAGTTACCAGAATTCTGGAGCATCTGGTAAATCCAATTATTATATCCTTCGTTGTATTTCTCGAACTCTTCGAAGGAATATGCCGTAAAGACATAACATCCCTCAACACCCTGATACGGCTCCATCTCATCGTCGCCGCGATTATCGTACATCGTAAGAGAATCCTCGGCACGATATTGATTTTTACCGACAAGGTCTCGAAATCGCTCCTGTTCCTTGAGTGCTTTTCTGCCTTCTGGCGTACTCGGATCTGGAAGTATGCATCCGGTGTAACCACCGGCATAAGCGGCTTCCAAGGCTTTTGTTTTCAGTGCTCGATCTTGGATCGATGGTAGGAATTCATTGGACATATCTGACTCCAAGGATAAAAATTGGGTATTAGACTGATTCTCTGAGTCCTTTAGCACAATCAACAAGCAACGATCCATAATCGGTGTTTGTCGCACCCTCTTGCCCCAACTTGTCGAACCAATCCTGTAACAATATGCGGAAAGGCTGCCAAGCAGTTAATGCTGGCTCACCCTTGGGGTCGAGGACAGCGCGAAAGCCCTTGCTAACGTCCTCAGAGATCTCAATCCTGCCGTTAAGTTCACCACCAGTAACCTTAGCAACAGTCGCATCACATGCGGCAGCTAATTGCGTAGCCGTAAGGATACGATCTGGATCAGCAGTTGCTGCTAAAGCCTGATCCTTAAATTCTTCGACACGATCTGGCGGGGGTGGTGGCGGATCAAATTTGCCCTTGTAATGGGCTGGATCAGAGGCTTCGACCCCATCTCCAGTGACATTCATTACTAGACGGTGTTCGCCGAGTTTGGCTTTCTCCGTTTCTTCGAATATCCATGTCTCGTCGGTATCAAGAACGTAGTTTTTGTTTGTGTCTCCGCTCTTGAGCGCCAACTGGATCGGTTGCATACCTGGTGCCAGCTCAACCGTATGATTGATTTCTGACACGGCCACAGAGCCGATATTATCGACTATCCCAGTAATTGTAAATTCCGTATCCGCCGTGATTTCGGGTCCAGGCGGGGTATCTGCAGTATCGCCATTAACCTGCAGATCGACAGAAATTGCTGGTTGGCAACCAACAATCGCGAGTAACAATAGCAATAGCAATAGGTTCTTAACCATGGGGTCACCATAATAGCAGAGGAGTATCTTTATACCTTGATTCTACGTTGAACCAAGCGCACATCTCTTGATTATATTTGGTGCCTACTCCTCGTCGTGGTCGATATTTGACTCACGACGACCATCGGATTTTTGTTCAGCACCTTTATTAGTTGGAGAATCTGTAAATTCCAGACTCCGCAACTTTATAAATTTGATAAAATTGGTGACTGTTGGGCGAGAAAGCCCTGATCGTTGCACCAGTTTACCTATTATCCCATCATATGGTCTATCATCGTTGTATATCAGGTATTCCAGTGCATTAAGGATTGTTAAGAAGTCATCATGATACTTGCACATATCCCTAGCTTCACTAAGGAATCTAATCATGATGTCACTGGTTGGTTTGGGCTTATTACTAAGATGGCCGATATACGAGGCAGAATTCTTCCTATCCCTAGCTTCTTTCTTAATATATGCTAGGATTACCGTACGGGATATCTGTGACCACATATTAAACACTTTAGACATCCCACGGTATAATACCGTCTCAGATCCTCCATATCTGCCCTGCATCGGCTCTACAATAGGAATTACCACCAATTTATGCTTACAATGCGGACAACACTTATGTAACTTCAGAGTTTCTTTCAGCGTTTTTATACCATATTCCTTATCGGCAGGCTCATATAATAGAGAATCAGACGGCCGATCAGGACTAAAACAAGACCTACAATGTGGTCTAGCACGATACTTATATAGTGTCCGCTCTATTTGACACCACGCTGTCTGTAGAAGATCTCCAAAGGCAGATTCTTCTTGCCCAGGATATATCGTATGGAGGCCTTGTTTCCTGATAATTTGTCTAATTAGTTCAGTGGCATGTGACATTATCTTGTCACGTAAGTTTACTTGTGTACATCCAGTCCAGATGTACTTGGTCAATTGCCACTCAACAATTTCATTGACAAAATATAATCGGCGGGTTGGTGCTGCATCACCAGGTAATGCACCATTTGCAGGGTTAGTCTGCGACGGCGATGAGTTGTTTTTGTCGTGTCCGTTTGAACAGCCGTTTGGGCACGACATATCGACGTTTGATGAGTTTTTCACCATCAATGCTTCCACCAGGAAACACTATGGTCGTACGATAACCGGCATTAACCATAGCCCGCAAACGAGCCTTCGAATGATCGTAAAGGTATTTGTTGCATCGGAAGTAAAAGTCAAAAACCCTACTACGACCTAATCGATTTCTCCGTACCGCACGGCCAATTTTCTGTACAAAGTCCGATTCTAACTTACCGCCGGTTGCAATAACTAAATTCTCACAACCACCCGATAAGTCTAGACCCCTATTAATTATTTTACCACCAATAAGTACATCTAACTCACGCCTCTCGAACGCACGCAGCATTTCATCACGACGGCGCTTAGTAGTCTGGCCATATATAAATGATGTCGAAAGACCACTATCCCTAATAATCTTCTCCAAATGCTTCCCAAGTGCTATCTTATCGACAAGGATTAATGTTCCGTCACCCTTATACCTATTGCAAAGAGCAGCTATGAGCTTATGAAAATCTCTATTCTCTGTCATCCATTCTTCATAAGCAATATCATATGCCGATCCCTCATGTATATCTCCATCAATCCCAAAACCCATTGAGAAATACTCACAAGGAATAATCTGTCCTATCTTCTCCAACCTTCTTCTAGGCACTATCATAATAGGTGATCCAAGGTGCTCCTGCATCACCATAGCCTCCACAGGCTTCTCAGGATCAAAAGGAGTGCCAGAAAAACCATATCGACGTCTACCTTTAAACCAGTGCCGGAATAGCATCTTGAATTGATCTGATGTTGCCTTATCGCACTCATCAATTATAATCATCTCGGCTTCTTTCACATATTTCCGGAGCTCTTTCGCATTCTTCTTGCGAGTTTGAAAAGCCTGTAATTGTGATTCCCACTTCTTCAGACGCTTTTCAAACTTCTCCTTCGGCTCTCCTTCCTCTTGATTAGGTGGCTGAGGAGGCATACCAGGGCTACCCAAGGATTGAATAAGTCCTACTACGATTAATTCACCATTGGGGCGACGACCAGCATAAAATATACCAACCTCCTCGGCAACATCCCGAAGCTCAAGGCGTTGTTTCAATTGTGTTACAACCACTGTCTGATCAGCAATAATAACCGTAGGACATTCTATAGCCTTACAAATACCACATATAATCTCACCCTTGCCGCCACCAGTTGGTATATCATACACTCCACATTCTATCAGACAGGCCTGCTTAATGCTCTTCACCTGATAATCGTGTAATTTTATTCCCGATAGGAAATCCTCAGTAACTTTATCGGGTGCGATAGGGCTATATTCCCACTTCTCGCGATGATCCTTGACCACCAATGGTATATCATGCTTTCTGCAGAGCCCCCGAAGCATACTCAGAAGCGGCCTAGCTATCCTTTTCTTCGCTCTGTTGTATTTCCGATAAACTCCGTCCCACTGTCCCAATTGGTCTGGATCTATATGGACATTGGGGAGAGACACACTGAACTCTTCCCAAAGCATATCCTCTTCAGGTTCGGTCAGGTGATTGAAGTATAACCACTGGTTGCTTGTTACATTAGCTCTCATAATATCCTCCAAGCACCTGTGGCAAACAAATAGCTACCGGTTAAATACGGGTAGTCAATCAAGGCGTCCTGGCATCATTCTAGCGATAGTGTCTATAGGATCAAACTGCGGCTCCTCATTCTCATCACATCCAAATAATTCTTCTATTCTATCTATAGACTTCGGATCATTTAGGTCAAAAGTATGTGGGCCTATTTTGAGAATGGTTTCATTAATAACAATAGCATCTGGATAAAGTCCTTCCACCACAGGACCATAGATATGAATCTGTACGCCCATATCAAATCCGACCGGATTATCATATGGGTCTAGCCAAGCCCTATGATCAGGACTCGTGTTGATGAGATCTACTATAGCCTTTAGTACATCCACTAAGTATCCTCAACGGTAACCACCACTTTCTTCTTTTGATCTGGCGGTGGCAACTCACATTTATCAGAATCACAATAGTGGCTTCCAACAGCCTCAGTTATATAGTCACTGTAATCAGGCTCAGTGACTTTATTATTATATTCAACAACCTCTTCCGGTGTGCAAGCTTCGTAAGGGGCCTGAGGATAATCGTGATTCTCCGTAGGAAGGAATGAGAGACCTTTCAAGCTGTCCTCATACGATGCTAAGATCTTCGCGATTTCTTTAGCCTCGTGTTCATGAAATCGTATGGTACAAGATACCTGATTATCAGCCCAATACCTCTGATAGTCTACAACATTCTTGACTTGCTCCCAGATATTAACCTCGCCGACAGGCCTTACACCATTGCATTTTACGGCGAATGTTGCAACCATCGTCTTCGGATCAGTAACAGACAGTTCAACATGATAACCAGCATCTTGTAAGATCTTGATAAGTACACTATCATTCGATATTCTAACTCGCCGCCAATACGTACATGATTCTGGGTGATGTATACCAGGTGTGGCACCAACCATAAGACTAACAGTACCACTAGGCTTAACACTAGTCACTTTGATAGACTTAGGAACGCACAACCACTCGGAGTAGATCTCATCCCATCTGCGAATCTCGTTATATCCAGCATCGCAGAAATCCTTTAGCACTTTACGTCTGCCAAACCTCTCAAAAGCCTGGACAATACCACTCTGTGACAGGCCTATCCGGCGACTTCTTAACATCACTTGGTTAGTTCTGGCATTATGAGTTGGCAATAGTGTGACGGTCTTCCCATATAAGTATGCAAACTTCAAAGTCCTCATATATTCGTCGGCGGAATCATGATTATTCGGAAATGTCTCGACGAGGCAGCACAATTCATAAGATTCAAGACTCTGTTCTCCACACTGCCCTACTTTATGACCTTCAACTACTACTTGATTCGTTTTCGGCTCAGTCAGACAATAAACAGTGTCTTCACCAAGGCATTCAACAGACTTAATTTTAGTATATCGACCAGTGTCTGAATTATTAGAACCAGTCTTACCAACAAGCCATTGTCTTGCTTTAGTGATCTTAGACTGCTGAATGAAACCTACGTAGTCAAGAAATTTCGTGACTTGTTTTATTCCAGATATAATCAATTCCCATTGTTCTTTTCGATTATATAATTTCTTGCCGCCTTTCCCATCATTCATCATCTGCTTAGATGATTTTCTTCGATGTTGAACAGTACTAGCTATACCAAGTTGACTAAACAGTAACCTGCAATCTAATAACAATTGCTGGTTAGACTGTGATATCCTAACCGATATTGTACCATTATCGCTAATTTGAACACCACCATCAGCAGATGCGAACCCCTTAAGAAATGCTGCTATCGTCTCACGCGATCCACACCATATACTAGAAGGAATATGATGCTTATCGCCAGATCTGACCCCATCGGCCACTAACAACCTGCCTAGCACTGTAGAACCAATATGTTCTTCGTCATGCTCAAAATGTTTTTGCTCTCTTTTCCAACCAGCATATACAGGTTGTTGATTTGTCGACTTTGTATGTGTGTGATATACTTCAAGCATCAAGCCTCTAAGTCTTGGCAAAACGTCACTAACATCATCGTCATAACACGCGCGCTTTGCACGCACTTGACCATCTTTTTGTGGTGATAATGAACCATCACCTATTACCCAGCCAGCCAACTCTGCATATGCCATATCATACAACACATTAGCAGAAGTTGCGTGAGTTGTTTGATTGAGTGGGATCATCATGCCAACTTCAAGATCCCCAAGTTTTACTCTTCGCTCAGAATACTCCACCTTCTTCTTGACTCTTGCCCTATCAAGAACGATGAATTCATGATTCCTAGTAGCATCAACCCAAGATCCATCTGTAAGGATTACTCGATACACAATATCAGCACCAACCCTATACACCTTTGTTGCTGGTGCCAATCCATTATCATTAACAATGACCTGCTCGCCATATTTCTCTAATGGATTACTACCTAGCCCATCATATTCAAGCGACCCTTGGCTAAGCCAAAGATCTTCAAGTCTTTCATAACCATATTGCGTCAAAATCCGCATACTTCCGGCGAAGCAGGGGTTTGTACCACATGCTCTACTATCTATACCAGGTCGCCTACCATCTATCATTCTACCGAAATCACGTATGTTATCCAACCATTGATAACCCGGCTCACCACTTATACCAGTACGTTCTGCAAAATCTGTATAATCCATGCCTATTTCAGCAAAGATTGAATTGTTCGATGCCCATCTATGACTATTCCTAGCATTCCAAATATCGATGGCCTTCTGGAATCGATCACTACCTATAGCGATTTCGCCAAACATTATCGGTTCGGCACGCCAAATATCCTCATCTTCCAACTTCGTCACCACTTCCGTGAACACTTCAGCTTCTGTACTCGTCAGATCAGCTAAAGGACTCTTCATCATACAATATTCATAGTCCTTCGGGGAGCCTAATGCTATTTCTGAGGATCTGCGCACATTACCAGCTACTACACAGGCCCCTATATAATTCATGATATCGACTATATCAACACTGGAGAGTGTCGCACCGATCCTAGACTCCAAATGTTCACGCACAAATGCATGCAGTGATTGTAGGATGCTTGGACCTGATGCTTTGCCACCAAATCCATTAATTGGTTCACCAGCTCTTCTAATCTCATCATAATTGAATAGAACATTACCGTCATCAGACTTTATAGTATACGACCATATAAGACGACGCAGAGAGTCCACCCAACCTTCTCGAGAATCGGCGATCGTATAGATATTATCGATAGATGCGGGCTTATGAATTTGTATTCGATTAGCTCCCTTTGTATCAAACCCAACGCCGACACCAAGCATAGACATATCCATAAGAAAACAGAATGGCTCCGCTGGGTCAGATTCAATCTGATCATATGTTGATACAAAACCACAATTATTAAGGGCTGCTGATCCTCTCTCCCACATGAACTCAGTACCCATCATCCATAAACCGCGACCGGGAGGCAAGAACTTAAAGTTCCATATCCTCTCAAACATTTCTTGGGCTGAATCCTGAGCCTTATCATAGTCCCACGGCAAGTGTAATCGACGTTGATGCCGTCTTTGGATTTCGTAGCAACCTTCGACAACACGACGTGCAGTATCAAGGAATGTCTCTTTGGAGCCATCATCCGTGACACGGGAATATGTGCGGTAAAAAATGAACTCGCCCAAACCATCAAAGCCAAATTTGGGCTTCTTACCAACATATCCACTAAGGAATGATCCACCAAGTCTGAAGTGCTTTTCTTCCTCTACTTCCTTGTTAAAGTACTTCTGAGATATGTTCTCTACCTTGATCTGCCTAGCCACTACGGACACAATTCCCTCCAGTCGGTCTTAAAGATCCGTCTTGCTTGCTTAAAAGTATTAAGATCTTGTACGATTTTCGATCTCAACGAAAATAATCGTGCTGCGGTGGGCAGCATCGTGCGTTCATCTGGGTTGTCTTTTTGAAGCCTAGTAAGTGCGGATGTACAACTATGCGACAAAGCTAGGAATAATGGCGATAAACGATTTGCTCTATACCAGATCGTGAGATTAGAGAAGGACCTTGGATCTGCTCGATGTAATAGAATATTGATAGTATTACCATCTGTTACTTGATCGAACCATTTCTTAGTGCTAGCAAGAACATCCAATTCTTGTCCGTTCTTATCAGATTGTTCTTGTAATTTCTTATAGCAAACATCCAACATATTAGATTGATGTAGAACAGCTAGGCCTTTATGTAGAGAGCCTTTCTGTTTCGCATAATTCACAGCTATATCGATAAATTTTCGAGCTGTTTGATCGTCAAAGTCCCATTGTTGGAATTTATTAGCTATAGCCCTGGCGTATCGCCATTGATAAGTCTTTTTGCGATCGGTATTGGCAGGAAACGTCAATCGCTTTCCATGGCGTAGATACGCTTCAGAGCACCAATCCCACACAGCTTGAATTCGATCTTCTTCGATAGCTTTCCCCATATGATGCTCAATACGAGGAGACGCAATGACCGACACTGGTGAACTCCATGAGGAAAATAACGATCAAACGTCAGAGGACATCGCCAAGAACACTGATGGCGGTGATAACAAAGAGCACCGCCAAGTCATCTTTGCCCAGCTATTCCACAAGCTGATGGATGGATTTGGTGAAACCTGCGAAGAAAATGGTGTGAAAACAGCGATAGCTATTGCTATACACCCTGAGCATGATGCTCCTGTTGTATTTATTCGCGGCGAAGTGACAGACGCGATGGCATTATCAGCAGGAGTCTTAAGAGACTTTAAAGAAGACCTATATGCACGCCTAAATACAGAGCCTAGATAATGCAGCCCGTTGGTACAAGAAGCTCTTCTATCTCTTCTCTAAGATCATCTGGCACAGCTTCATGACACTTAGTCAGCACTTGATGCACTTTAGTCATATGATCCATTTCCCATCTATGAACTATAATCTGTAGATCATCTACCTTGATAGGTATTATCATAGCATTCTCAAGAGATCTCAAACGTCTAATAATATTCTTACAGACAGAATCACAGACGTCATTCTCTTCAAAGTATCCACGTATAGATGATTCAACGGAAGCTACAACTTTATTGAAGTCGGTTATTACATATGATTGCCTTATATCACCATAATATACAATAACCCAGAATTTAATGACACGTTCAGCTAATGGTAATGAATCTCTATCTATTTTCATCGAATTTTGTTCTTATAGTCTCTAACGCCTTTGATATATTAGATTCTTCTAACATGCCGCCCTCCGTCAAGCGGACTATATCATCACGCCGGACACGGCTACCACGATCAGCATAGTACTCCTCTATCATCTCACCAGTGGCATGCACAATAAAAACGTGTGGAACAAGTGATGGTACATCCAATTTGTTATCAGGCCCAAGAAGATGCTTAACCACCTTTGGCCCGTACCATTCAACTACTTCCACCCTTCCAGTTGTTACCCAAAATCTATTAGCTCTATGCATATGGTAGTGAAGAGAGCAATATCCACCAACTTTCAACTTGAGTTCATACTTAGCATAGAAATCGGTACTGATCAGTTCTCTAGTCTCACCCCATACTTTCTTCAGCCACTCGCTATCGGTCATGTCCCTTTATATCCTGTATTTTCATAGTAGTAACTGGTTTTGCGCTCTCCCTCTATAATTACTTCATTGAAGCCAACTACGTTACCTGTACTACCTCCTAATTCACCTGACGGTAATATATTGTTGGCGGGTCCATATAAATCTACATGGGATACACCATCAACCGCCTCAATCACTTCAATCAAATTAGAAGTATATAATGGCTCACCTAAATCCCAATTAGTAATATTAAAGAAATTAGTAATAGCCGCCTCTACCCGTTGTTTCACCACCGAAGCATCGGCGTTACGACCGACAACAACATTCATATCAATGTCGATCGCTTTTACGCTCCCATCAAGCACAACCACATGATCCGTCAAGACATTCAAATCGCTGAAATATGTCTCCAGACCGGCCTTCAAACCAGCATTCGGGGCTGCCGGAATATTATCAGGACCTTCCGCCAAGACATATATCTCTATTCTATTAGCATTCAATCCCGTGCGGATAGTAGCAATAGCCTTACTAACAGATCCATAAACAGGATGTGAAAAAGTAGAAGCAATCTGTGCATAATCCTCGGCAGTAACTATGCTTCGCTGTGTCGCAAATTCCCTCGGAGCACGTCTCTTAGCATTCGCTAGGCTCTCCTTATCAGCCCCACCACTAGATGCTGATATATTCCTAAACCGTACACTAACCGAAGCATTTGCTGGCGGCAATGGTGTAATAGGTCTAGCAGAATCAACCTGACCAACACCAATTCTCCCTCGAATACCGCCACCAACTCTATACCTGAATTGAATCTGAGCGCCGGATGGCGGTGACATACCTGTTATATCATCGCCAAAACGGAATGTCACACTATCACCTATGAATATAGCCTCTACAACTTTATCGTTCGGGCCATATCGCTCAATAGGTTCAGTTATTACCGTCCATTCTTCCTCCGTCGAGCCAACTGTTACGGTGACAAATATAGGCTCTTCAAGAACATTAGGTTCGTCAATAGTAAATCGCTGATTAGTACCACCAGCACTCGTAACCGTTACAGGACTTGCAAATTGACCCTCGAGACCCCATGCCACTACACCGCGTTTCCCAGCAGGTATGACAATATTACTAGTCCAATCATTAGGTGCTCTATAGACCTCATATGTGACTACCTGTTGGTCTATACCATTGGTAGTGAATGAAAGGCCTGGTGTAACAACGACATCTGTGAATGTTGGTTGGTCGACTGAAATTTCAATATCAACAATTGCTGGAGTTTGTCGTCGGATTTTCTGGTTTATCAGCGCTAAATGATTAACCACAGCTCTCTCAGTCTTAGCAGTACCTATAAAGCTTTCATTGGCTAATATATCACCCCTCAATGCGATTTTTCCAACTTCGGCTGCAACGATTTCGGTCAACATCATCATACCATTACTGGCAATGAAGTCATTGAAATCGTCTGGCCAATATGTCTTGATATACTCAATAATAGCACGCCTAGCCATAGTAAAGTCAAGCGCACTAAAATCAAATCTCCTGAGAGTTGAAGGCGGTAATAACACACCAAACTGTTCAGGTGATGATGGTAGATCAAATAGTGTTTCTTCTGTTGTCATGGCCCACTCGCATAACCTAAAAATTGGTCTACTGTTACGAATTGTTCAGGATCATTACGAAGTTGTGCTACTACATGAATTGTCATACCATGATTTTCTTCATCTATTTCCAAATTCACTTCCACTTCTGATAATCTTTTATCATTTTCCAGCAAACCATTCCTAATCTCACCCTCTAATTGCAGAGAAGTATTCACATCATTTGGTTCAAAGATCATATCTCTCAAATGTACACCGAAATTAGGTCTCATCACCCTTTCACCAGGTATAGTCATCAAGAACTGTAATATATCATTCTTAATTAATTGATGGTCCTCCTGACGGGACATTATATTCTGTGCTCCTCCTATGAAGGGCGGATTAAACCCCCAAAAAGTGGCGGTCATTACACAACTCCTGGTACATTTGTACTTTGTACCATTGTGAATTATCGCTCGTTGCGATTGTTCTCACCAAATGACAATTGGTACAACGAACATCACACTTCGCAATTTCTTCTTCGATTAATTCCCATCGCCGATCGCAAAAATTTAAGCTGATCGTGAATAATTTCTCTCCTCTGACATGATCGAATTCGAGCACGACCGGATCAGATTCTCCACAATCAACACATGAATGTTGTTCCAAATATTGTCTGATTTTTTGTCTTTTTTTAAGAAGCCATGGTTTGTTCTTATATGATTTTTGCCATATTTCACCATTTTGCCTGGTCTTCCTCATATGACAATTGCCACATATCACATCGCATTTTGCTACTTCTCGCTTTAGATCTTCTAAGGATTTCTCCCTAATTTCTGCACCAATCCCAAACAGCTTCTCGCCGCGAACATGATCAAATTGCAAAATAAATGGGTTCGATTCTCCACACACACATTCATGATTGCTTAGATAATCGAATAAAAATTTTGCTTTTTCTAACCTCCGTTCTCTTCGACGTGCATTATATTGTTGTCTATATTCTGGCCGCGCGGCTAATTGGCTTCTAGTCTTATTCATACATTCTTTGCATGTACCTCGCCGCTTACGAATCCCTTTATCATACCTAAAAGCAAAGTCATTTTCTTTTTTGGCAATACCACATTTAGAACAAATCTTCATAGCAAACCTTTTTGGATTGAATCCTCCTGTACTTAGGTTTGCTCAGAAGGTCATTTCAGCACCGTCGCCACCTTTCGCAGATCATTGAGCAATTCTGAGGCTTCACTGGCGTATGCATTAGCATTGGTAATAGCCATATCTAATGCTTGCTGTGCCTCCATCCTTTTTCGTTCAAATTTAGTAATCAATTCAGAGATTTCATGGTCAACTCCCGAATTATCGATAATAGCTTGCAATGCTGCTATATTCCTATTAGCCTCATTTATCAATTTCTGATTAGTACTAATATCTATTTCGGCATCAGAACGTAATACCCGTAATTGATTCAATCTGGTACTTAGTTGGTCATGAGCTATCAATGACTTATCATTTATCAGCTGAATTTCCTCGGAGGAAATTCCAAGTGTATCGTAATCAAAGACGTTAGTATCATGTTGTGCTTCTGTCTCATCAGCAACTAGCATTGGGCTCACACTTTGAGCAGCAGATTCATCGCCAAATTCAAGGATCTGTCCAACTTCGTATTGTCTTGCCGTATTGCCCACTTGGTCTCGGCTAGCCTTATTCACAGTAAAGGCTAGACCACCAAGAGCACCTCTTCTATTAACAAGGGTGGTTTCTTCTACAATCCTTCGCCTACGTTGTATACCAATTGCTATTTTGGGAAATAAAAGACTAGTCCTAGGTGGTTCGCTGTTACTGATCGTAAATGTTACGTTACCACCATCATCGGGCTCTTGTGGTAGGACATTATTATATAATGCTGTTGGATATGTTACTATCATTCGACTTCTTCTGCTTCTTCATAGGGCTTGTTATAGGTCTTGGCCCTATCAGTTGGTTCCATCTTAGTTGGTACTTGTGTGTTTTCTTTCCTAGTCACAGGATCACCACCAGTACTCTCAACAAAGGCTTGTGCCTTGATAATAGCATTCGTTTCGATTAATTGTGATGATCCACGCCATGTCATCCTAGTCTGACCGGCATGGAAATAGATGCCATCTTCGGATTTGACATATACTTTTTCGTCGGCTTGGACGTGTACATCCTTTCTCGAGATAATATTAACTTCCTTCCCAACGTATATTTCAACAACACCAACTGGTTCATTATTTTCAAAATCGTAATTGTATATTACTATTTTTCTTTGTCGTTCATCGAACCATTGGTACATGCCATAATTATCTCTACCACGCCATATACCAAGTCCATATTTCTTACTAAACCACATCCCCCGATGCTGAGCATCAACAAGTTCTACCCAAGCACCATCACCCTTCATCCCATCGCGTGCCTCTAAACCCTGATGGACATCTAAGCTGTCCGCTTGATTGGCTGGTTGATCTGGTTTTGGGCCTTTACCAGCCCGTGTTTTGAATCTAATATACTCATTATCATAGTCTATCTTGAGATGATGAGAAGTATGTTCCGGATCTCTTAGCATCATCGGTTTACGCAGAAACTCATTATCCTTGATATGTTGCCATTTTCTGACCCAACCCCTACCGAGTGATGAAGCTATCATAACATATTGATATCTGTCATTTATTTCGACGGCTTGCCCTATAGGCGAACCCCAACTAGTATGATTAGCATCATCGCGCTCATTAAATTCCCAATAGAATCCTCTAGGATTACCAGTTTTATCATTCTTCTTCGAACCAGGCGATCGCCTACCCTTGATAAGAAGACCTACACCTCTAGGCGACTCCTTACCCCTGGCATCCTTATCATCACTACCACGATCGTCAAAGACGAGCTTTATACCGTATCTAGTAACAAATCGTATCCATCTAGCATCACGGTCGCCCCAGTATTCATCCTCTTTCTCACTCTTAGGACCAACATCCTCTATAAGCTTTCTCTTGACAAACTTGTCATCTTGTGGATGGAAACCTTTATCACAGGCCTGAAATAACATTCCACCTTTAGTGCGTAGTTTTATCCACCGAAAATCATTTTTACTTTCCTCGGATAGTACTCTAGGCTCATCATATTCACCATCCCTGGACTTAGACTCTATAGGACCTTTCTGTGCCCAACCAGTATCACGCATCTCGAAGAGATGGCCATATCGCGTAAGCATTCCTTGCCGTCGTTGATCACCATTCTCATCGGAGGACTTTGATACACCCTCATTCAAGAGTTTCTGAAGATATAGCCATCTTTTAGTCTCAAATTGCTCATCTTCCTTGAAGTCGCCCTTAAACTCTCCTTTATCTCCGTTCTTCTGCCAGTAATATCCCTGGTCACCCATTATATAGATCATACCATACTTAGTGACCCTAGCCATATACTTCTGATCTGGATCATTTACCTCTGGTTTCTTAGTCTGCTGTTCAAATTCTGACCCTTGGACAGCATCATGATCTGGCGGGGGTGGTTTCTCTTTGTGCTCTATAGGATAATATCCAGTTGATGAATGTATATCTAGATTACCATACCTATCCTGCCATCCATGCGACATAGGACGTCTATCTTTTGGTAGGTAATCCTCATCATAGTCCTGAGGTTTTTGAGCTGGTTTTCCCTCATCGTCTACGGGTACAGGAGTCTCAGTATTAGTACCTGGATAAGTATACCGTTTCCGCCGGGTCGGATCTGCAAATCCTGTCCATATTGGACCATATGGATGTTGCTTCTCGAATTCTATCCACACCCAATCACCTATCATAGGATGGGTAAATCTACCAGCACGAAACCCTCCCAAGTCCGTAGCAGGGACAGCCCATGGACAATCTCCGGCAAACATATCATAATCGTGCATTTCTGGGCATTTAAACCTGATCCGTCGCATATTCAACGGATCATTAGTTTCCACTACCAATGCACGATATTGGCCAGGAAAACGTTCCCACAAAGTTTTTGTGCGTTGTTTAAAGAATGATTGCCATGCAACTTTTATATTATCAGTAGCCATAGGACCTCCTAATGACTTATGTACAAGCATCGGCCCGTATACCATTATCTTCACGCTCAAATCATAAAACAATTCCTATCGGAACTAAATTTGGATTTTTAGAAATCACCTCAACACCATTCAAGCGTCATGAAATTAAGAACAGAGTATTCTATGAATGTAAATGCTATAAATGCGGAAAACAAACAGTTGTAAGAAGTAGTCATTTAACAGATACTCAAAGTTGCGGTTGCATCACCAAAAGGAATGGCCCTAGAATCTGTAAGATCTGTAATAAATCAGAAGAAGAAGTACCATTCCCAAGACAAAGCAAAGTATTATATTGTTCTAAGCATGATGCTGAACGTAACAAACCAATGAGAGAAAAAGCAAGAAAAAAATGGTTAAAGAATATTGAAGCATCTCCAGAAAGATTTCTGAAATATATGCTTGGGCATACACAAAAACGTAAATCTAAGAAAGGTTGGTATATTACTATTAATGATGTTCTAGCACTTTGGGAGCATCAATGTGGCCGTTGTGCTATTACTGGAATCCCAATGCAACATATTAGAAAATCACCATATTCTATATCAATCGATAGAATTGATTCGTCAAAAGGTTATATTGCATCCAATATCCAACTAGTTTGCTATTGTATAAATCTTGCAAAAAATGTATTCTCTGATCAAGAAATTCGGCAATTTTTCAGCACAATCAAACAATCTTAGATTTATCAATGGGGTATCTAGTGCGTATTGTTGCACGTTCGGCAACAAGTTCCTTATATGCCGATCGCATTAGAATAGGGCAATTTTGTCTCAACCAACGAATTCTCGACTCCAAAGATAAACTGGTCAGAGTATTAACTATTTTCTTACGATACGCATCAGGAATTTTATCCGTTTCTAACCCACATAATTTCCCTGATCGCTTACCAAGTAAGAGGAATAGTATATATCTAGAAGTACCATTTTTCTTAGTGTAATCAATCCAGAGTAATTCCATGGCAGGCTCCAGACCAGTCTCAAAAGCTCGGCCGCAACTAAAGCTTATATTCGAATTAGGTGATGTATCTAATGACGATTTCGGCTACAGGTTAATGAAATTCGAATTCAAAGCAATGGTGAATGGAGGATACATTGTACGAACTAAGCTTGGTGATCCTAATTACAATTTACTAACCAAACTGATCGAGAATGGATATTTAGATAAATCACGACGCGAAGCTGTCTATTGTAAATTTCAAATAAAAGCCGGTGAAGACGGTGAAAACCCAAAATCCGCCACCAAAGAACAAAGAGCAATTATATTATCGCTACATGCACTAGGCGGCCCACCAGATCAAGGTGCATTAGAATTTATAGCAATTGATCCACCATCATGGTACCTCAATAAAGGATTGGCGGCCGGAACAGTATATGAAGGCAAGGTTAGTAATGTTATCGAACAAGTAGTAAGTGAATATGCACCTAAGATTAGTTTAGATATAGGAGAAACCATTGATTCTGATAAGAATAAATGGTGGATGATGCGACAAGATCCAAGAACATTCATCTCATCACTGACTGGTTGGTCATCTTCCGTTACTAAAAACAAAACTCAATGGTTGATAGCAGCTAATGGCGATGAACTCACTATCAAAGAACAAGCTGACATACCATCCAAACCAAGAGCATATTATGCTAACACTAAATTAAAACAAGCACATGATACTATTAGAAATTGGGAATTGCTCGCAGATAACGCACTATCATTAGTACAGACTAAGATTATTACACAAGGGTGCTCAGCAATATCTGGTGAATATCTCGATAAAATAACTGATAAACAAGAACAGAAATTGGTAGTTAAGGATAAAAGAACGAGCAGTAAACAAATAGCCAAAGTCAAATCGAAGAGATCATTTAAAAAGCCACCAGAAGAAGGTGAAGACAAAGAAGTAGCTGGATGGTCTAGTGTCCTAACAGTACCAGAAATCTATTCTGCCGGTGATCTAGGACTGATTTATGGTGAATATATGGATGGCCGTCCCAGAACAATGTGGCTGAATATGGTTAATAGTCTATTGAGATGCAAGTTCCAAGTAATGGGACACGGAGAATGGTCAAGCTGTGAAGGACTAGGAACGGATACTATCTTTATACATTGGGGAGCTGAACCAAATGATCAGACTGGTGAATTCTGGTTTATGCATGGTAATTGGTTAATTTATGGCTTCCATCACATACTAACGCGTAGAAAATGGTATACAGACGTGTACGCTGCTAGATTCGACTTTGATGCTAGTGCCAAAAAAGTTGGAGAAGGCAGTTAGAGTTCAGTAATAACTAATCTGCTTATAGGATATTCTATTGTATCACCAGCCCTAGGCCAATTAAGTACATCTCTCGTCCCATTAAATGCTATTATTACCCATGCTAAATGTGGGTTATCATATACTTGATTAGCTATTAAATCAGGTCGGCCCTCAAGAGCACTTGTTACTTTAAATTTCTTTATATGATCATCAACAGGACGTTCTATTAGATATGATGGCATAGTCCATGTACCAAATGTTTCTACGCCATCCTCCAATATCAATTCTGTATTGGTAAATCGACTTGTATCTGGTATAGTAGCCATTAATACCAATCCGGTGCTACAAACTCCTCAAGTTCTCTAATATCTAAATCAGGTTCTTCAGCACCACTATAACCTCTCTGTGTCCATAATCTTAGATCAGCTGTAATATCAGTACGTAATGGGAAAGCACCATTTGCACCTTCTGGCATCACTAATGTTTCACCATATTTTATATCAACACCCTTCATACGTCCTGTCATCTTTTTACTACCACCTATACACCAAAATTTAAAATCTATAGACAATTGCGTAGGTCTAGTTTGATGATCAGTTAATATTGCAAAATAGCCACGTAAAGTCCTAACCATTTTTGTAATGCGTTTTATAGACCACCCATTACCACCAGGTTTATCTGCATCTACTATATAAGTCCACCTCATAGATATTTCTCTAGGACCTGCTGTGGCAAATTCTGCTATTTGTGTTTCACCACGTAAGTCACCTTCAGCCCAATTGCCCTTTCTACTATCACTTGTTATTTTCGGAGGAAATTGAAATTCTATCAAACCAGTAGAAGCTGCACCTCCGCCACCACAACCCACTGGCGGACTTGTACGATGTACTTGCATTTTCAAAAGAAATGCATCAGTTAGATCTCTATCGTGTTGTGCATACATTACAGGCATTAGTCTAGTCTCTAGTCCACTGATTCATCTCTGAGTCAAGTCCATGTTCTTTTGCTGCTGCCTCCGGCAAATAATTTTGCAGCAGTTCTATAATTTGTGTTACTTCCGTCGTACCAGTTGGAATATTCTCAACTGCTTCTGCCAATTGACCTAATATACCATTTTGCGTCATCAACAAGACTTTGATTTCTTCTTGTGTTTCATTTTCGCCTTCAGCCGGTGGCATTACTTCTACTTGTGTTATTGCTTCAGATCTTATTGCTTCAGTAATACCAGCTTCTTCTGCCCTACGTATCGCTGGGAGAGCCTTAGTATTTATAGCAGTTTCTATTCTCTCGGAAACACCCTCGAGTCTTGTTGCATATTCCTCTAAGACATATGTTAGGCTTTGCAGGTTCTCCTCTAACCCAGCACCCATATTATCAAAACCAGCAACCGCATCACCAAGTCCTTGAAGAACTTCTATTAGTTTATCGGCCGGATCGGCAAAACCATCTATAGCACTACTAAATTCTGTAGATGCTTTCTCTACGGATTTGGCAACATCTATAGTTGCCGATTCAAAAGCATCAAGTGAATCTAGATCTTTTGCTGCTTCATTCAATTTATTTATAGTTTCGATAAAATCATCAGCCGGATCTCCAAATCCTTTTATAGATTCACCAAGATTTCTTATAGATTTAGCTGCAGCTTCTAATTTAGTTCCTAAAGCAGCAAATTTTTGGAATTTCGCAACAGGATCTTTGCTAAACCAACCAGCAATCCGCTCCATTATACCACCGGCCAATGCTGTCCCACCAAACCACATAAGGGCATTACCGAGTGCCATAATACCAAGAGATACATCTGCTAAATCGGAACTTTTAATCTTGGAAAGATCAACAATACTATCAACAAAGCCTTCAATAAAATCACTTATCGCCCTTATAGCTTTAGCAAAGATCTCGAATACACTAGCAACTGCCTGCAAATTATCAAAAGCATATCTCAACCATCGAGAAGCAATGTACAATATGAAAGCGGCAGGAAGCAATATGAAAGCTGCAGCACCCACAAATATAGCTCCTGTCAGTAGTGGCGCAGCAGCTGCTATTAGAAAACCTGATCCCTTCATCAAGTCCTCTGATATCTCAGCGAATTTTATTCCTTCCATCTGCTTAGCACCCTTGCCAAGCATAAATAATCCACCAGCAAGCATCAAAGCACCAGCACCAACAAGATTAGCACCAATTACAAATGGTATGCCAGCAAGCATTAAATATACAGCTCCCACCATTAACTTATAAGCCATACCAATAAAATCTACATCTTCAAGTGTTTTAGCACCTTTACCAAGCAAAAACAGACCACCGCCAAGAAGTAAAGCACCAGCACCTACAAGATTAGCACCAATCACAAATGGCAAACCGGCAGCTAGTAACAGCAAACCACCAATCATTAACTGGTAAGCCATGGCTACAAAATCAACCCCTTGAAATTCCTTCGCTCCTTTCCCCAATAACAACATTCCGCCACCAAGTAACAAGGCACCTATACCGACAAGTGCAGCACCAATCGTAAACGGAACACCAGCAGCCC